TGTCGCTCGCATTTCCTACGGGTCTGGTCGGATTAGGGGCCTATATCCCTGCCGGGATAGTAGGAATACCTGCTGACCTGCACGTACACCATTTCAACCCCTCCGGCAGGCCCCGCACGGGGCTGCGCTGGCGATCCCGCACGGGAGGTCACCATGGCAGGCTCCGGACCGGCGCCGAAGGACCCGAACAAGCGAGCGCGGAAGAACTCCGACCCGACCCCACTGCGGCTCATCCAGGCCGAGGCTGTTCAGCAGCCTGAGCTGCCCACCTTCGACGTCCAGGTGTCCGAGGACGGCGAGATCCAGCACGCCGAGTTCAGGTGGCCGGAGCGCACCCTGGCCTGGTGGCGGATGTGGGGCAACTCCCCGCTCTCGGCCGACTTCACCGACAGCGACTGGGATTTCCTGCTCGACACGGCCATGCTCCACGCCAAGTTCTGGAACGGTGACATGAAGGTCGCCGCCGAGCTGCGGCTGCGCGTCGCCAAGTTCGGCGCCACCCCCGAGGACCGCGCCAGGTTGCGGATCGTGTTCGTCAGCGCCGACGAGGCCGAGGAGCGTCACAAGGCGCCAACCCGGCCGTCCGCGAGGGAGCGCCGCCGCCCGGCTGCGGGGGCATAGATGCCCTGGAAGCCCCAGTACGAGGGCGACTTCCCGAGCCTCGGGTACTACCTCATCGACTGGATGATCGAGAACCTCGCGGCACCCGCCCGCTACGAGTACGAGCCGTTCGTCCCGTACAAAGAGCAGGAAGACTTCCTGATCAACTTCTACCGAATTGATCCCACAACGGGACGATTCGTGCATGACCGTGGTCTACTCGGTCGCCCGCGTGGCTGGGGCAAGTCGCCGTTCCTGGGGGCTCTGGCCATCGCCGAGGGCCTGGCCGACGTTCTGTTCGACGGCTGGGACGCCAGCGGCCAGCCGGTCGGCCGACCGTGGCGACTGACGTTCACCCCGCTGATCCACATCGCGGCTGTGTCCGAGGAGCAGACCAAGAACACCTGGCAGCCCCTCCAGGAGATGATCCGCGAAGGCCCGGTGATCGATAATTACCCCGGCCTCGAACCGATGGACACCTTCATCAACCTCCCCGGCCGGGGGTCGAAGATCGTCCAGGTCACGTCGTCGGCTCGCACCATCAAGGGCGCGCCGACCAATTTCGCGGTGCTCGACCAGACCGAGGAGTGGGTGCCGTCCAACGGTGGGCCGGACCTGTCGCAGAACATCCGCACGAACTGCTCGAAGAACGGCGGGCGGACCGTCGAGAGCCCGAACGCCTACATCCCCGGCGAGCTGTCCGTCGCCGAGAAGTCGGCCGAGACGCAGCAGCTCATCCTTGAAGGCCGAGCGAGGAACGAAGACCTCCTCTACGACCACCGCGAGGCGCCCGCCAATACCGACATGAGCGATCGCGAGTCGCTCATCATCGGTCTGCGGCACTCGTACGGGGATTCGTCCGGTCACCCGGACGGCTGCGTGATCCACACTCCACCGTGCCCGCCCGGACACGTCGACCTGGAAGCCCAGATCTCCCGAATCTGGGACCCGGCCATGGACACCCAGAAGTCCCGGTCGGACTACCTGAACCAGATCACCCACGCGAGCGACTCCTGGGTGTCGAAGATCGAATGGGATGCCCGCCACAAGGACATCGCACTCGATGTCCTCGGTAACCCGATCACGGTCGATCCGATCATGCCCGGCGACGTCATCACGATGGGCTTCGACGGCTCCCGTGGCCGCGAGCGTGGCAAGGCCGACGCCACCGCGCTGATCGGCGTACGGGTCCATGACGGGCACTGGTTCGAGATCGGCGTCTGGGAGCAGCCCAAGCTCGCCAAGAACTGGTCACCACCGGTCAGTCTCATCGAAGCCACCGTCGACGAGGCGTTCCGGACGTACAAGGTCGTCGGATTTTTCGCCGACCCATCCGGCTGGACCGGTCAGGTTGCGACCTGGGAGGCCCGGTACGGCAAGCGGCTTCGAGTGAAGGCGTCCCAGGAGCGACCGATCGCCGCCTGGCCCCGTGGCAGGGACGTACGGATGGTCGAGTGGGTGAAGCGCGCCCACGACGCGATCGTCAACGGCGAAATGACGCACTCCGGCCAGCCGTCTTTGTCCGAGCACGTGCTGAACGCGCGCAAGCGAGCAGTGCCGCAGGGATACCTGCTCTACAAGGCGTACCCGGATTCGCCGCAGAAGATCGACGCCGCCTACGCGGGAGTGCTGGCGTGGAAAGCACGTCTTGACGCAGTGACCAAGGGCATCGGACGTGCCCGCGAGCCGAAGAAGCCCAAGGTGCTGGTCATGGCCGACTAAGTGGAGGAGGTACGTAGTGGCTATCGCTCCCGCGCTCCTCACGCTCAGTGATCTTTCCGACGAGGAGCGGGCCACGCTCTCCCGGCTGGAGAACCGTCTCCACCAGAAGAAGATCCGCAACGAGCTGCGCTCGAACTATTACGACGGCAAGCACCGCCTGCACAAGCTGGGCATCTCGATCCCGCCGCAGATGCAGGACATCGAGACCGTCATCGGCTGGCCCGCCAAGTCCGTCGACGTGCTGGAGCAGCGACTGAACTTCGAGGGCTTCGTACTGCCCAACCAGTCGGGCCTGCTCGACGACCTGGCGCTCATCGACGCCGAGAACGACATGACCCTGGAGCGGTCCCAGGCCCACGTCTCGGCCCTCACCCACGGCACCGCCTTCGCCTTCGTCAGCAACGGCGACGTCAACGCGGGCGATCCCACGGTCGTGGTCTCGATCCGCTCGGCCCGCGAGGCGTCGGCGATCTACAACCGCCGCACCCGTCGTCTTGACGCCGCCCTGGAGATCGTTCAGGGCCAGCGCGCCAGTGACCGGACCAAGATCCTGTACCTGCCGATCGTCACCATCACCATTCGCCGGGACGACAACGGCCGGATCATCATCGAGCGCAGCCCGAACCCGACCGGCCGCGTGGCCTGTGTGCCCATCCGGCACCGGCCGTTCATCGAGCGTGAGTTCGGCATGTCCCGGATTACCCGGCCGGTCATGTCGCTCACCGACGTCGCCGTCCGCACGATCCTGCGCACCGAGGTCTCGGCCGAGTTCTACAGCAGCCCCCAGCGGTATCTGCTGGGCGCTGACGAGACCGCCTTCACTGACAAGGACGGCAACGTCAAGACCGGCTGGGAAGCCATCCTCGGCCGCGTGTGGGCGATCCCGCACGCCGAGCGTGACGACATCACCGACGAGATGCCGCCGCCCATGCAGGTCGGCCAGTTCCCAGCCGCCTCGATGCAGCCGCACACCGACCACCTGCGGTCCACGGCGACGATGTTCGCCGGAGAGACCGCGATCCCGGTCAGCTACCTCGGCATCATCCACGACAACCCGGCGTCAGCCGACGCCATCAACGCCACCGAGTCGGAGCTGAACAAGGTCGCCGAACGCGACCACCTGAGCTTCGGCGCCGCGTGGATCAACGTGGGCAAGCTCTCGATCATGATGCGGGACAAGACCGACGTCCTCCCGCCCGAGCTGGTCCGGCTGCGGGACCGCTGGGCGAACCCGGCGACCCCGACCCGTCAGGCTGCTGCTCAATCGGTCATGTCGCTGGTCTCGACCGGCGTTCTGCTGGCCGACTCGGAGATCACGTGGGAGCAGCTCGGCTACGACCAGTCGACCATCGACCGGCTGAAGCTTGAGCGGCGCATTCGTGCCGCCGACATCGCCCGTCAGCAGCTCGTGGAGGCCGCTACGGCGGCGAATCCCCGAGCGGCCGAGCTGACCGCCAGGCCACAACCCGTACCGCCTGAGAACGCCGCCTGATGGCTCCCGTCGACGACATGACGACGGAGTTGGAGGCGCTCCGGCTGCTGGCCATCTCCGCTCTCCTGGCCGCGATGCAGGACAGCGACATGTCGACCCCTTCCGGAGCGTGGCGGACGCTGCGCGAGATATTCATCGACATCACCATCGTCTACGGCGAGCAGGCCGCGATGTCGGCGATCCGGTACCTCGAACTGGACCGCTCGCTGGCGGGCGTCGACGCGCCGCCGATCTCGCTGATCAACACCGTCGAGCTGGAACAGATCGAGCGGTCACTGGGCTGGTCGCTACGACCACTCGACGAAGGTGACCTGCTGCTGGCCGAGCGTCGAATGGCCGGGGCACTCCAGCGCCTGATCGAGCAGCCGAACCGGGAAACGATCTTCGAGGCCACCGTCCAGGCAAACACTCGATACGCCCGAGTCCCGAGGCCGGGAGCTTGCGCGTTCTGCGTGATGCTCGCCTCCCGTGGCGGCGTCTACGACGAGCTGACCGTACTACTCACCACCGGCCGGTCGACCGGGACCAGCGGCCGGTCGGCCGGTCTGCATTACCACGACAACTGCCATTGCACGTCCCAGGAGATCCGCGAAGGCGAGGAACTCCAACCGGCCAACCAGCGCGCCGAGAAGGCGTGGGAGGCGTTCTCCGAGAGCGTCCGTGGCGCGGTCACCCTGGGCGGCTTCGAGGCGTACCTGAAAGATCATCCGTTCGAGTAAGCCGCGGTTCGCCGGCGACGCTCTGACCTGCGCTTATTCATTCTTCCCCGCGCACGCGGGGTCAACCCCCATGGCCGCACGGCCACCTTCATCCCGCACGGGAGGAATCCGCATGTCCACACTTCCCACTCACCCTCGGACCGGCCGTCGAGCAGTCGGCTGGCGCAAGCCTCGCCAAGGCGAGATCGGTGCAAAGCCGATCTGGCCCATCGCCGGAGGTTCCGGCGAGGGCGACCCGCCGCCAGCCCCAGCACCGACACCGCCACCAGTACCGCCGACGCCACCGACTCCTCCCGAGCCGGATGACAAGACGGACTGGAAGTCCGAGGCGCGCAAGTGGGAACAGCGAGCGAAGGACAACAAGGGCGCAGCCGACGAAGCCGTCGAGCTGAAGGCTCGTCTCGACAAGTTGTCCCCGCTGGAGAAGCTCGCCGAGGCCCTCGCACCGAACGGTGCCAAGGACCCCTCCGACCTGGAGAAGCTCACCGAGCGGATCTCCAAGCACGAGGACGAGCTGGCCTCGGAGCGCCTCGCGCGCTACCGAGCCGAGGTTGCCAACGAGAAGGGCCTGCCGTCCCCGCTGGCTGCACGGCTGACCGGGACGACGCGCGAAGAACTCGCGGCCGACGCGGACGAACTACTGAAGCTCCTGCCATCCACGCCCGAAAAGGGCCAGCGACCCGGCTATGTCGGTGCCTCCGGTACCGGCGAGCACGCCCCCGCAAAGGGGTCTGTCGCTGCTGGTCGAGAGCTGTTCAAAGCAGCGCGCCCGAAGGCGCCCGCTCAAATCTGATCTGAAAGGACCGAACCGTGCCTCGTCGTAGGACTGAGAGCTTCGGGGCGGGAGACCAGCGATGGCTGGGATCGGCGCACGGCATCTGGAACGCCCAGACCGTGACGCTGGACATCTCCGGCTTCACCGAAGGCACGCATTACCCCGATGGAGTCATTCTCTCGGGCACGCCGCTGGCTCGTATCGCCAGCGGCCTCGCCGTCCCGTACGTCTCGGGCGGCGCTTCAGGAACAGGCGTCCTCTGGGGCTTCCTGTTCACCGACCAGACCGTGAACGGCACTGACGACTTCGCCGCCCCGATGCTGGACCACGGTCGCATCAAGACCGAGTTCCTGCCGGTCGGCTTCGTCATCCCGACTGCGGCCAACAACCGGACCACCTGTGTGTTCCTGGCGGGGGCTGGTAGCTGATGGCTCTCTGGACTGAGGCCGTTGATCCGGCCACTCTCACCGGCTACGCGCGTGAGTCGCTCGCCGCGTACGAGGCCCGTCAGGGCCGCCTGTCCCTGGTACTGCCGAACCGCGAGGTCGCTGACATCGTGGTCCGGTTTGTCGCCGGGCAGAACGGCGGACTCGTCGACATCGCCTACTGGCGTGCATTCGACGCCGAGCCCGAGATCGGCCAGCGCGACGTGTCGCAGCGCGTCACCATCGAGCTGCCTGCCGTGGGTCGCAACGAGCCGATCACCGAGTACGAGCAGCTCCGTGGGCGTAGTGGCGAAGTCACTGCCGAGCTGGCGCTGACGACCATCCAGCGGGCCACTGACCGCACCGTGCGAGCGATCGCCGATGCGGTGGAGTATCTGCGGGGCATCGTCATCCACACCGGCAAGGCGACGATCGACCAGTACAACTTCAAGTCCGACGACGACTTCGGTCGAGACGTGGACCACTCGATCACCGCCCCTGTGCTGTGGTCGAACACCGCTGCTGACCGGCTGACCCAGCTCTCCACCTGGTCGCAGGTCGTCACGGATGCGACCGGCTCCGAGCCGGGCGCCATCCTCATGTCGACCCGCGCCTTCCGGGCGCTGGCCAACGGCGACCAGTTCCGGACGATCCTCCAGGGCGGCGCCACCCGGCCCGCCGTGGCCCAGGACGTCCGGGATCTCGTCATCGGCAACGGACTGCCCCCGATCACGCTGTACGACCGCCGCGTGCGGGTCAACGGCGTGCTCACCAAGGTGCTGCCGGACGACTCGGTGTACCTGCTTCCCGCGATGACGGAAGACTCCGACGGCACCGATCTCGGTGCCACCTTCTGGGGTCGCACGCTGTCGTCCACGGTGCCCGGATACGGCATCGAGGCGAGCGAGCAGCCCGGCGTCGTGGTCGGTGTGTACCAGCACGACAAGCCCCCGCACGGGCTGGAGGTCATCGGCGACGCGATCGCGCTGCCGGTGCTCGCCAACCCCGACCTGAGCTTCGTCGCAAAGGTGCTGTGACATGAGCCGCCGCCTCACTGGCCGGTACGTCCTCCGTAACCCGAACACCTTCCTTGTGGAGTCGTTCGGGCCGGACGACGAGGTACCGGACTGGGCGGCGGACCTCATCACGGACGAGTCGGCCTGGGCTTCCGAGGACTCCTCGGAGGCCGGGGCCGACCGGCCGGAGACGTCGCCGCCACCGAAGTACGGCAAGGGCTCAACCGCCGAGGCGTGGTTCGACTACGCCACCGCCAACGGCATCGAGGTCTCGCAGGAGATGACCCGCAAGGACGTCATCGACGCACTCGACGAGGCCGGTATCCCGACTGAGTGACCGGAGGTACCGCCATGGCCTGCACTTCCATCGAGGCGGTCCGGTCCCGTTGGCTGGGCAGCGGGGCGATCCCCGACGACGGCGTTATCGCCACGCTCATCGACGACGCCGAGGACACGATTCTCGCCGCCGTCCCCGACCTTCAAGACCGACTGGACGACGGTCGAATCCCCCAGGCTCGACTGGACAAGATCGTCGCCCGAATGGTCATCCGGCACGTACGCAACCCCGAGGGCTACCGGCAGATCCAGGAGACCACCGGCCCGTTCACCCGAGGCTTCACCCACTCCGGTGACGAGCCCGGCGCGGTCTTCCTCTCCAGCGCCGAGCGGCGAGAACTGCTCGGCTACCGGAGCGGCCGGGCCTTCCAGATCGAGACCATGCCCGATGTCCCGGCGCGGTCCTATGACGCGGAACGGTACTGCTGATGGTGTACCCGCCCGTCATGGGACCCGTCCGGGTCCTCCGGGTTCCCGGCCGCGACATGCACGGCGACCCGCAACCGGCCGTCGAGCACGAGCAGCCCGGCTGCGCATGGGCACCACGCTCGGCGATCGAGGACAGCGACCTCCAGAACACGGCCATCACCGGCTACTGGCTGTTCGCGCCGTACGACGCGGACCTCCGGTTCACCGACCAGGTGATCATCCCGGAGATCGTCGACGCCGAGGGCGTCCCGGTCGTGTGGCAGATCGAAGGCGAGCCCGGCCGATGGAAGTCGCCGTGGACGCAGGAGGAGGTCGGGACGCAGATGGCGCTCCGACGCGCCACCGGATAACCCCCCCCAGGAGGTCCGTCATGCACGCTCGTCGCTTCCAGCTCAACCGCCGGGTCGATCACACCGGCCTCTCCGGTACCGGCACCGTCGCTGACGGCATCGAGTGGCCGGACGGAACCGTTGTTCTGCGCTGGCGCGGCGACCGCAGCTCCACCGTCTACTGGTCCTCGATCGAGGACGTGGAGGCCATCCACGGTCACGACGGCGACACGGCTGTCGAGTGGGTCGACCAGTGAGGTACCAGGAGAACCACTCCGAGATCGGGCGGATGCTCATCGGCCCCGAGATGCACGCGCTCGTGGACCATTTCGCCGCTGCCGGGAAGCTCTACGCCCAGTCGATCTCCCCACACGGCGAGACCGGCGACTACCGCCGGTCGTTCCGCGTCGAGCGTGGGCTGAACCTCAACGTCACGCTCCGGCCCGGCAAGCGCGCCGTGGCCCGCCTGCACAACGACTCCGACCACGCGCTGTCGGTCGAGTACGTCATCGAGCGCGACGGCCAGCGCATCCTCACCCGGACCATGGGCTTCATCGAAGGTTGGCACCCCTGATGGCTGATCTGCCCCCGTGGCCTGACCCTCACGATCTGCTGGCCGAGCTGCTCGCCGACCTCACCGTGACCGACGTGGTTGGTCCGCTCCTATATGCCGAGTTCCAGGACGACATGCCGCTGATCCGAGTCCGCAAGGTGGGCGGGACCAACGACAAGATCACCGACTTCCCCCGGATGGCCGTCGACGTCTACACGGCCACCTACGCGGAGTCCTACGAACTGGCCGAAGCCATCAGGCAACGGCTGATGTCCTACCCGCACATCACCGCGAGTGCCGGTCGGCTCGACCGCTGTGAGGTCGAGACAAGTCCGTACGAGGTCCCGTGGCCGGACCCGTCGACGAGATATCTCACGGCCACGTACCGGATCAGCACCCGTCGCTGACGCCACCCCCCTTCCACAACAAGGCCCCGCGTCGCGGGGTTTCACAACCCCGCACAGAAGGGAAGCGTCGTCATGCCTCTGTTCGACGACATCAACGTTCGCAACAACGACCTCGTGCGCAAGGGCATGGCGGGTGCGGTTTTTGTCGCCGACCTTGCCACTCCTGCGCTCACCGCCATCACCGACACCACTGGCGCGCTCGTCGTCGTCCCGGCCGGGTGGTCGCCGTTCGGCTGGATCTCCGAAGATGGCGTGGCCTGGCCGCGCGAGACCGAGGTCTCCGAGATCTACGGCTGGGGCGGCGCCGAGCCGATCCGGTCCGACATTCGGCGAGCCACCAAGCGGATGACCGTCACCGCGTTGGAGACCAGCCGGACAGTGCTGGAGGAGTTCCTTGGCCAGGATCTTTCGGCCGTCATCACCGCCAGCGGCGGTGAGGGTAGCTTCGACGAGGCGCCCCTGCCGATCTTCCCGTACCGACGCGTGCTGGTCATCGCGCGAGACACGGCGGCTGGCGGCGAATACTACCGAGGCCAGATGTTCCTCCGGGCCAAGGTGACGGAAACCGCCGAGCAGACCTGGCAGGACTCCGACACGCCGGTCACCTACCAGATCACGTACACCGCTTTCCAGGATGCCGACGAGGGCACCGCCGTCAGGCACTTCTTCGGTGGCCCCGGCCGCGTGCCCGAGGACGAGGGCTTCCCGGCCGACCCCGGCTCCTGACAGACGGCGCGGAGCGAGGCGCCGCTGGGGGGTGGTCGCCTCGCTCCGTGCTCCAGCCGAAGAATCTCCCGTCCGATGGAGATTTTGCCGTCAAGGCACCCCCCAAAACTCCCAGAACATAGGAGATTCTCATGCGCGAGCGCACGTTCATGCGGGGCGACAAGACCGTCTCGACCCGAGTCCCCGCTGCGGCCACGGATCTGATCGCGCGGGGATACCGCGAGATCGAAGTGCCGACACGGCGACCCCGGCCGCTACTCAGCGAGCCCATCGAGCCGCCCGTTGAGGCATCCGCAGAGCCCACCCGAACACGTCGGCCACGGCCGAGTAGGACCGCCGACGTGGCCAGTGCGCCCGTCGTGGAGAACGCACCCCCCTCTGAGTAGGAAGGCACCCCCATGCCAGCACCACGTCAGCCCCAGGATCGCCGCACGAAGCGGCCCGTCAAGAACCGTTCGGTCGCCATCGATCTGGACGCCCTGGAGCGCGACGGCGAAATCAAGCCGCCGTTCGAGTTCAGCCACGGCGGCGAGACTTTCATCCTCGCCGACCCCGCCGACCTCGACCTGAAGGACATCATCGAGATCGGCGACAACCCGTTCGGCAACCCGGCATTGCTCAGCCGACTGATGGCTGACCAGTACGAGGACGTCATCAAGGCCGGGCGGATGCCGCAGTGGAAGATCGTTCCGCTGATCGACGCCTGGATGAAGCACTACAACATGGAGACGGTTGCAAAACCCGACGCCTCGTAGCGCTCCTGGAACGGTACTGGGACGCGATCGAGGCTGACCTTGCGCTCGGGCCTGGGGGTCACGGAGGCGGTCGCTGGGACCTCGCCGAGCTGGTACGCACACGACGGTTCCGGTTCCTGCTCAACCTGATCGAGCACCTGCCACGCACGTCGTTCTTCGTCGATGCGATGGCCCAGGACGACGATCTGGTCGAGGAGACGCGGACCGTACCGGTGGGCGCCTACCGCCCTCGGGTGACCGAGTTCGGCACCACCGAGGAACTGCTGGCCGGTATCCACGACCTCATCGGCCACCTGAACACGAACTTCATCGTCGCCAACGGGGCGAAATCCCGGCCGCACCCGCCGAAGCCGTTTCCGCGCCCGGAGACGGCCCGTGACCGCGCCCGTAAGCGGTGGGCGGCGACAGATGTCCTCGACATCGTGTCCGCCGTCACTCCGCATGCCGCTGAGCGAGTCCGAAGATCACTGGGCATTGCGCCCGACGACGAGTAACTGGGGGTGACGCCGTGGCCTACCGCATCGGCCAGGCGTTCATCGACGTCACCCCCAGCCTCCGAGACTTCAACAACACCGTCCGCAAGGAGCTGGCCAAGGAGCTGCGGCAGGTCGACGTGCCGCTCACCCCTCGCCTGGACGGCTCGCAGGTCGAGAAGGACTCGGCCAAGATCGGCGACCGTGCCGCCGGACAGTTCGCCAACAGCTTCAAGCGTCGCCTCGATCGCGCCATCGCCGCGCTGCCCGAGATCGACGTCAACGTCACCCCGACCGTCAACGAGACCCAGATCAACGCGCTGCGTCAGCGGCTGCTTGCCCTGCGCGATGTGGAGATCGGCGTCGACATCGACGCCGGGGCAGCCCTCATCGAGATCGAGGCAATCCGGCGTGAGCTGGACCGGATCTCCAGCAGCAAGTCCGCCACGGTGGATGTGCGTGCCAATACCGCCGCCGCCAGGGCGCAGCTCCAGCTCATCGAGGAGCAGGTCAACAGCCTCGACGGGCGACAGGCCAACGTCACCGTCGACGTCAACGACCGGGGTGCGGTCAGTTCGGCCCGGTTCCTGTCCACGCAGTTCAACGGGCTGATTCTGCTCGGTGGCCTGATCGGACCCGCTCTCGTGCCTGGCCTCGGTGCTGCTGCCGTCGCCGCAGGTGGGTTGGCCTCCGCTCTGGCGGGCGCATCGGTCGGAATAGGCGGGCTCATCGCCGCCGTGGTGCCCTCCATCAGCGCCGTCACCGAGGCTGTGAAGGCCCAGGAGGCTGCCGACAAGTCCGCCGCCACCACGGCCACCCAGAGCGGCATCCAGCGCGTCACAGCGGCGTACGCCGCCCAGCAAGCCGCCGAGCGGGTCGCCGACGCGCAGCGCAACGTCGGCCGGGTCGCCGAGGAGAACGCTCGCCGGATCGAGCAGGCCGAGCGCCGCGTTGCCGACGCCGGGCAGGCTGTTGCCCGCGCCCAGGCCGACCAGATCCGTGCTCAAGTTGATCTTGACCGAGCCCGCCAAGATGCCCTCCGGACGTTGGAGGACATGCGCGAGCGGCTGTCCGACATCCGCCGAGACGAGCAGAGCGCCGAGATCTCGCTGATCGAGGCCCAGCAGCGCCTCGCCGACGCCAATGGCGAGGATGGCAGCAACGCCATCGAAGCGGCCCAGATCAGCCTGGCCGACGCTCGCGCCGCCCTGTCTGCGGTCAACGCCGATGGCACCGCCAGCGAGCTGGACCGGCGCCGCGCCCTGCTGGCCGTCGCCGAGGCAGAGCAGCGGCTGGAGCAGGCTCAGCGCCGCGCCACCGAGCTGGCCCTGGAGCGGCGCAAGGCTGCCCTCCAGGTCGAGCAGGCCGAGGACCGGCTGTCCGACACCAAGCGGGACCAGCAGCGCGCCACCGAAGACCTGAACGAGGCCGAGCGCGCCGGTATCGACGGCATGGACGCCGTTGTCAGCGCCCAGCAGGCGCTGGAGTCGTCCACCCTCGCCGTCACCCGCGCCGTACAGTCGAGCCAGGACGCCGAAGCCGAACTGGCTCAGACCCGCCAGGACGCCGCTATCGCGAGCGCGGACGCCGCCAGGGCCGTCACCGACGCCATGCGGGCACAAGCTCAGCAGGCCCAGGTCGCGGCCATGCAAACCGCTGCCGGGACGGCGGCGATGCAGAACCTCGCCTACGCCATGGACCAGCTCACCCCGATGCAGCGCGAGCTGATGGAGGGCTGGTATGACCTCCGGGACGCCTTCATCGCCTGGTCGCGCGCGCTGGAGCCCGTCACCATCCCCGTACTGCTCGCCGGGATGCAGCTCCTGAAGCAGTTGCTGCCCGCGCTGACCCCCATCGTCGAGGCCGTCGCAGGTGCCTTCTCCGGCCTGCTCGATTCGGCCGGGGCGGCGCTGGAAAGCCCCTTCTGGCAGGAGTTCTTCGACTTCCTGGCGTCGTCGGCTGGACCGAATGCCACCGCGTTCGGCCAGGCACTGGGCAACATCGCCACCGGCTTCGCCGGTCTCCTGATGGCTTTCGGCCCGGTGTCCGGCGACATCATGAACGGCCTGGTCGACCTCACCGAAGCTTTCGCGAACTGGGGCAAGTCGCTCGACACGAACCAGGGCTTCCAGAATTTCCTCGACTACGTGCAGGAGAACTGGCCCAAGGTCCGCGCCATGCTCGGCGCGTTCGTCGGCGCCATCGAGAACATCATCCGTGCCATGGCCCCGCTCGGTGGCCCCGTCCTCACCGTGCTGACGGCGATCTTCGACGTCATCGGCAACATGGACCCCAGCCTGCTCGCGGCGATCACCGCTGGCATCCTCGGCATCGCCGCCGCCACCAAGATCTGGTCCATCGCTCAGGCCGCGATCAACATCGGCCTGAAGGGCAACGTCCTCGTCATCGTCATCACCTTGCTCGCAGGGCTGATCACGTGGCTGGTGCGGACCTGGCAGACCTCGGAGCGATTCCGCAACGTCGTGTTCGGCGTCCTCGACGCGGTGAAGAACGCTTTCTGGACCTCCCTCAACTTCATCAAGGACATCGGATCTTCGGTGTTCAACTGGTTCAAGAACAACTGGCCGCTCCTGCTCGCGATCCTGACCGGCCCGATCGGTCTCGCCGTCCTGGCCATCGTCAAGAACTGGGACACGATCAGGCAGAAGGCCAGCGATGTGAAGGACGCCATCGCCGGATTCTTCTCGAACCTCGGTGAAGTCATCGCCAGCGCCTTCGATGCTGGGCTGGATGCGCTGAAGACGGGCATCAACTGGCTGATCGGCCTGGTCAACAAGTGGCTGATCGGCGGGCTCAACGTCATCGTCGACGTGATCCCCGGCATCCCGAACATCGAAGACATCCCGCTGATCCCGATGCACTCCGGCGGCATCGTCCCCGGCACCGGAGAGACGCCCCGGATGCTGCTCGGTGGCGAGGCCGTCCTGAACCCCGACGCCACCCAGCGACTCGGTGAGGACACGATCAACCGGCTCAACTCTGGCGAAGGCATCGGCGGACCGTTCGACGGCTGGAGCTGGGACACGATCAAGACCGGTCTCGGCCTCGGCCTCAGCCATGGCCAGAACGCGGACCTGATCAACGACGCGAGCGAACTCCTCCAGAAGGGCGCGAGCTGGCTCGTCAGCAAGACCCTCGACCCGGCGCTGGAGAAGCTTCTCAATGTCATCCCAGAGAAGCCGTTCTTGCCCAATGGGATGGGTCGAGAGACCGTCCAGTGGGTCTACGACTCGCTGCTCGGCTGGGCCAAGGACAAGGACGAGACCCGGCCGACGATCGTCGATCTCGGCCTCAGTGGTGTCGGCAAGGAAGGCTTCGTCTTCCCACTGCTGCCGCTCACCTACCGAGTGGGCGAACCGCCGGGACCGCCGTGGGGCAGCGGCTACACCGGACACACCGGCCAGGACTTTCCGACCGGTGTCGGCTCGCCCGTCCTTTCATCCATGGCCGGAGTCGTCAACTTCACGAACCTCGGCAACCGCAGCTACGGCAAGTACGCCAGCGTGCAGGGCGCTAACGGCGTTCGGTCGATCTCGGCCCACCTGTCGGCCTTCGCTGGCAAGACGGGTCGCGTTGTGCTGCCGGGTGAGCTGATCGGCCTGTCCGGCTCGACCGGCAACTCCAGCGGTCCGCACCTTCACCAGGAGTACCGGGTCAACGGCTCGGTCGTCGACCCGCGTCGGTTCCTGACATACGACTCCGGCGGCTACCTGATGCCCGGCCTGACGCTGGCCTACAACGGCGGCGTCCGTCCGGAGCGGGTCTTGGACCCGGCCGAGACGCGGGCCTGGGAGTCCGGCGTCGCCGGAGGGACGGTCATCAACACGTACGGCTCCCCACGGTCGCTCGTCAGCGAGATGGCCTTCATGTACGAGACCAGGCGGCAGGCCCGGCGGCCAGTAATGAGGGGGTAGCTCGTGGCGATTCGCTCACTCCTCAATGGCGTCGTTCTCCAGCCGCCGCCGGTCATCGTCGAGCCCAGCCCGCTACCGGCGCCGCCGATGCCGGATTGGCCCTTCGTCCAGTGGACGCCTGCTGGTGGGTCGACGATCACCCTGTCGCGTCACATCGCCTCGGGCATCATGCTCGGCGGTGTCGACGACGACGCCCGGACCGTCATCGGGCTCGACATGCCTCCGCAGGAGGAGTTTGACACTCAGCTCCCGGCCGGGGGCGAGTTGCTCAACGGTCGACGGTGGGCAGCCAGACAGATCGGGCTGCCCGTCGTCATCCATGCCGACACCCTCGACGAGCTGGAGGAGCATCGGCGTGAGCTGATGGGTAGCTTCAACCCGGTCAGGGGCGAAGGCGTGCTCACCGTGGCCTACCCCAATGGGCGGCGCCGCAGCCTCGACGCGGCCTACTCGTCCGGGCTCGACGTCGCCGAGGTCGGTCGGGCCGGATACCCGTATCGGGACTCCTTCACGATCATCTTGAAGGCGCGGAATCCGTTTCCGTACGGCCCCGAGCTGTCGGTGCCGTTCGAGCCCCAGCAGAGCTACAGCTTCTACGCACCGCCCGGCGACCCGGTGGCCGTGTTCTACATCTCCTCGTCGACGACGACCGGCGACAGCACGGTCGAGATCGACGGCGAGGTCGAGGTCTACCCGGTCTGGACGATCACCGGACCGGTGGCCACGGCCACGCTGCGCAACCGGGACACCGGCCGGACGCTTCAGCTCACCCCCAACCTGGTCGCTGGGCAGACGCTGACCGTCCGCACCGATCCGGCCACGGTGGCGAGCCAGAAGTTCACTCGCGAGACCGGCGCCAACGTCTGGTCGACTGCGGCGGGCGACTGGCCCGTCATGTGGTCCCTGGTTCCCGGCTCGAACCGGGTCTCCGTGCTGTTCACCGGCACCGTGCCGATGCAGTCGTCCATCGTCATGACCTACCGGCCGAGCTACCTCAGCGCATGATCGACCACGGCATCCAGGTCTACATCCGGGACATCGACCGCAGCATCATCGGCTCGACTTCCACCTGGGCGTCCCTATCCGTGGTGGCGCGACGCAACGACGTCGGCCAATGGACCCTGGTCATCGCCAGCCCCGAAGACGCCGCACTGCTCACGCCGGTCATCAACTCCCAGGGGAAGATCACCCGCAACCGTGGAATCGTCCTGCGGCGCGAGAACGTCAACGGCATCCCGGCCACGTTCATGTCCGGCTGGCTGGCCCAGGAGCCGGAGATCGAGCACTCCGGCGGCGAGACCGTCTGGACGTTCACCGGATTCGACGACACCCACCTGATGCGGCGCACGTTGTGCTGGCCGAAGCCGAGCGCGGCAGTGACTGCACAGACGGACACACACGACATCCGGTCCGGCCCGGCCAGCGACCGCATCCGGGGCTACTTCAACGCCAACACCGTCGTTCGTGTCGACTCCGCAGGCAACGGTGGCGCGGTGCTCGGCCTTGGCCCCAGTGCGATCACCCAGGCCCGCTTCAAGGGCCTGCTGGAGCTGTCCCAGGAGATCGCCGGTCGCGCCGTCAACTTCAAGGTTATGCAGCGCGACTCCGACCGGGCGCTCTACCTCTACCAGTGGGCACCGGCCGACAAGCGGCTTGACGTCCAGTTCTCCCCGGCGCTCGGCACCGTGCAGTCCTGGAGCGCGACGTCGAAGGACTCGACCGGCAACACCGTCATCACCGGGGCCGGTGGGGAGATGGAGCTGCGGGTTTTCCGCCGCTACGCCGACGCCAACGACATCACCGCCTGGGGTGTCTACGAGGTCTTCAAGGATCGCCGCGATATCTCGCCGACCGACCCCAACCTCGAAGACGTCCTCGCCGTGGACGGCCTGGAGTTCCTCGAAGAGAACGTCGCCCGATCCAGCTTCACCGCGAACATCAGCTCCGCACCCGATGCTCGGCCGTTCGTCCACTACGCGCCGGGCGACCTCGTGCGTCGCTACATCGACCAGGACGCGAACGGCCAGCCAATCGGCCTGGTCGACGACCTGATCGAAACCGTCGAAGCGAGCTGGTCGGCCGAGGGCGAGACCGGCTCAATCCAGATCGGCGCCCCGATGGAAAACCTCGACGAACTGATGGCCCGTCAGCTTCGGCTGGCCATGCGACGAATCACAGACCTGGAGACGCGCCGATGACCATCGTGACCGCTGGCTTCCCCGGCTCCTACGACGACCTGAAGTGGTCCAAGTTCCAGGGCCTGATCGCCAACGACGCGGTAGACAGCATGGTAGTCAGCGCCACGACCGGCGACCGCAACGTCTCCATCGGCACCGGCACGGCCAACGTCGGCGGCATCTTCACCGAAGTCACCGTCGCCCAGACCTTCCAGTTCCCGTCCAACACGTCCGGCCTGTCCCGGATTGATCTGCTTGTGCTCGATGCGAACTGGACCACGAAGACCGTCGTTCCGGCGCGGGTGCCGGGCACCCCCAGCTCGAACCCGCAGGCGCCCTTCAGCGAGGTCATCAGGAATCACGGGACCCGATACCAGTTGCCGATCGCCCAGGTGATCATCGACCACAACCAGGGAGCCCTGGCCTCGGGCGACCTGACCCGCGTCGCCACGCCACCGCCGACCGACTTCTACTTCATCCCGTCACTCGCGACGGCACCGCATCCAGATCTCGACTCGCTGATGTGGTACTCGCCACTGCGGTCACTGCGCATCGGCATCAATGGCGCCTACCGGGAGATCGCCCACGCCAGGGGCAAGCACCTACTCCGCAAGAGCGTCACGGCGGGCGGCAGCGTGCCGAACGCAGTCATCGACTTCATGGGCACCATGGCGATCAACTTCTCCCGTGGCGACGGATGGGACGTCGGCTCGCAGCACTCGTCGCAGTTCCAGGTGCCGGAAACCGGCTACTACCGCGTCACTGCTCAGTACAACTGGAGCCGCGTCATCAGCGGCCAGCTCGGGTACGTCTACCTGCAACTTCGGGGGAACACGACTGCGAACGTTCCCAATAGCGGGTCGCTGCTGCTGGAGTCGACGGAAGCTCTGGTCAACGGCTATCTGCACGGCTCCAACTTCCTCAACGACATCCTCCAACTGAACAAGGGCACGCGGTATCACTTCGCGGTCTCGAACGGCACCAC